TGCGCCGTCAAATTCGCCGGACGCCACCCGATCCGCCAAATCCTGGCGTACCTCCTCCACATTTTCCAATGCCTGATTGGCGTTCTCGGCTGCTGCCGCAGCCTGCCCTGCAGCCTGGAGCGCTGACTGCTGTATAGCTTCCGTGTCTGCACCCAAATTGGCAATATATCCAATTGCCGTATTCATCTGGTCCTGCACTTTTGTCAGCGCACTGATCGTCGCTGACCGGACCTGACGGCCGTATTTTGCTGATGCCCAGGCCGCGATCTCCGCTGCCAGGTCAATCAATGGCAAACTCATCTTATTCACCACCTCCACTCTCTAAATCATCTAATCGACGCTCAATACTCCTGATTTTTTGAGACAGTTCATAGGATCCGTCGATTACAAAATCCTGGGCCACCACCTGGCCGGAATTGTTGATTACCACATCAAAATCTCCGGAGCTATTCCATCCAAACCACGCCCACAGACCACCTTTAATTCCTGGATCAGCCGAAAGCCCACACTTCTGGTCATAGCTCTGGAATATATCGCGGCCCCAGTCATACCGAGCCTCAAAACCACCGACCGTAACCGTGTCGTCATCAGCCGTAAACAATCCGCTGCCAAAATCAGCGGATCCTCCGGTAATCGCAGGCGCATTCAGTTTGCCCTGTTTGATCATCACACCGTTTATGCCCATCCGGACGATCTCTGCTCCCGACGCATTCAGCACCCGGATCACGCCATCTTTTCCTAGGCCGGAACCGCCGACCTCCAGAATGCCGCCGCGGATCCGGTCTGCCAACATGGTTCCGGTAGTAACAAAGTCAGCCACCAGGCTGCCGTCAATGGTCCAGGCATTCCGGTACGGTCCATTGATTCCTGTGGTACTAAATCCGATCCCGTTCTGGTTGATCTGGATGATATTCTGGGCGGTATTCTTATCCGGCGTATTCATCACCAGGATGCGCCAGGGGTGCATCTTCGCACCTGTCTCCGGATTGATGTTGTCCAGCACCACATAACCCCCAAATCCGCCGGTGATCAGTGTGGTGGCATTGGCGATCTTCTGCGCCATCTCCGCGTAGATCTGATCAGACGCCTGCTGCAGGGCCTTTGAGATTGTCACTTGCTTGTTCGTTGTTTGCCCCGTAAAGGACTCCGCTGTACCGCCCAGGCTGATGCTACCTTTTTGCGGATCATCCAGATACAGATCCAGCTGAGTCAGCAGCAAATCCTTTCGCAGCCTGTGCGGCTTGCTGATGCAGGTTGTATACTTTCCTAATTGGAAACGTCGGATATCCGCACCGGTGTAAGCCAGATCCACAGCAGATACTTTCAGAGTGTCCGGAATGCCGGAGTTTTCCGTCAGGAACTGCTCCGCCACCGTTTTCAGCCGGGCCGGATCCGTAATATCCGGCCACTGATAAGTCGCCCAGATCTTACCACGTTCGGCAATCACGGAATCGGCAGCCATGATGTAATCTTGCCCGTTATTCACGGACGTAATGTCCACTGTACGGGTCTGGGTTTCTCCCAATTCGTCCTGATATTCTACGTCGGCCCCATAGGGGATCAGACAAGTCACAACGTCGGCCGCATCTTGATATTTTGTCAGATCCAGAAGATTTACTCCAAATCGGATCTGCTGATCATTATACCCGTCCATATCATAGGTATAATTCAGATACTTCTTTCCATCTTGATATGATACCCACAGGATTCCTCCGTGAACATCTACTAGATAGGTTTTTAACACGTTCCAGGTATTGTCCAGGGTTGTGCTTTCTCGTTTCAGCTCATTATTTTCATCTGCCACATTCACAGATCCCAAAATAAATTGCTTACGTTCCTCTACTTGAGAGTTATGAGCTTCAATCATGTCAGATAGAAAATCATGGATCGTCCCGGTCTTTGAAAAAGGCCGCTGGATGCTGTCAATCAGGTAGGAAAGGCTTCCTTCACACGTAACCGATTTCGTGTTATACATATCAGCCTCATCTGATAAGATCCGGCCTTCATAGATCAGCGCACCATCTTCCCACACTTCTATGATAGATCTTAACTTCTTGAGTGTCTGATAATACAAGTGCTTTTCCGGAATCCGAAATGTCAGTCCACCGGATTTATTGACGGTCAGAGACAGCCTCGGTTCAAGTACCCGGAGCTTCCGATCCCTCTGATCATGCAAGATGTAAGTGGCTCCATCCACTGTGTTTGTGATCCGATACATCTACAAGCTCCCTCCCCGATATAAAACTGATACCGTCCCGTTTCCAGTAAATGTCATGATATGCTCTCCCTCTGTGATCTCCAAATCTGGGAGATAATTGAGCCCGGGAAGCAAATCATAAGTCTCGCCCTCATACTCCACTGTCATCGTCATACTCACAGTGATCTCCGGAACCGTTGACATCGGGGATCCAATCACTGTCAGATCAAGTGTTCCGATTACCGCCAGATTTCCGTATTCGCGGATGATCCCATCGTCCAAGTCGAACGGATCCCACAGCCAATCACCACTGGAATCATACAGCTCATACTTATAGGGATCGCAGTCAAATTCCAGCGTAACTGTGCTGTATGGCCGGTTCTCTTTGCTGACTTTTACCGTTCCGCGTCCTTCATAGTAATATCCGCTGTCCCAGTCCAGGACTAATTTCCGCTTCTTGCCATGCAGATAATTACTGATCTGGCTGACCTTCCCGGCCCAGTTCTCATAGCTTCTATCCTCTACGTCACATTCCACCTGAACGGTTCGGTTCTCATACCGGGTACCGAAGTAGTCCGTCATATCGAGGTATCCATCCGCTCCAGGTACCTCGATCCGGTTTTCTTTCGTCGCCGGCAAACCAATATTGACCGATTTAATCCTCAGCCCAAAATCATCGTAGGTGTGCTTTTCTTCATCAAAGGTGATTCCTAAGTACGTTTTCACACAATATCCCTTTCCTCCATGCGTCCCCGACTTCCCAAATTATCGTTTACGGGCTCAGATACAATACTTCCGACTTTCTGGCCATCCATTGACACATCCACACCGTCTAAGGCAGCAGCCATCTCCTGGCCCATGCGGGCATAATCCAGCTGGTAGCCGGGGCCGTATCCGTCGTTTCCATAAGTTCTTGCAGGGATCGGTGTTTCCCCCGACGCCGCCGTGGTTTCGGAAATCGCTTCTCTTATCGCGTTCGCAGAGAAATCACTACCCACAGCCTGATCAATGGCGCTAGATACTACCGCGGAAACCGCCTGCGCCAAAGTACCCGTTCCGGACAGAATGCTCTGTGCCATGCTGTCAATCGCCTGGAGTCCTACAGCAGCAAGGTCGGCCGGAAGATTGCTGGCGGCGTTCAGGACATTTTCTGCAATGGCCTGGAATCGCTCTTTATTCTCCGCACTTCCCGCCTCGTCCTGGATGGACTGAGCCAATGCAGCTACCATTTCCACCGCATTCTGGGACATTTTCAGCTTTAACTCTTCCGCAGGCATATCAAGAGCTACACCCAGCTGCTCCATAGCGGATATGTATTCCGCTTGGTACTGCTCCAGTTCCTTTGACGTCTCTGCCTTCAGCTCCGCGATCTGCTGAGCAATATCATCCTGCATGGGCCGCAGTTCATCCAGTGCCTGAGACCTCGCAAGGCGATTTTTGCGCCGGAACAGGTTGACGTAGTCATCCAGCTGATCATCTGTCATCTCTGTCAGCAGCTGTACCTGCGCTGCTGACTGCGGGCCCAATTCCTGCAGCTCTGCGATAAGATCATCGCCCACGCCGCGATCCGACAGCTCATCCAGATTATCCATCCACTGTTCCAGGCCATCCACCTGTCCCTGAAGATTATTTAATAGGTCGTCACTGGTCAGATCGGTATCCATGTTAAACTCATCAAACAGGCCATAGGCCCCCGCAATGGCTTCCGTCCGGCTCTCCACCGCATCGGAGTATTCCTTGTTCAGCTCCTGGATCTTATCATTCAGATTTTCATAGGCTTCTGCGACTTTATCGGTATAATCTTCTTCCGCATCCGCCATTTTCTCGTTCAGGTCTTTTTTGGCGTCAAAATACTTCTCATCCGCATCAATCCGGGCTTGTGTGCCCTCATCCGTCTGCTGACGCACCGAATCCCAGTAGGCCGCTTCTTCGGCAAGATTCAGGTTATTGTAAACCTTATAGTTGTCCAGACGCTTTTGCGCCGCATCCAAAACAGCCTGCGAAATTTCTTCTGCACTCTTTTTTGCATAGTCCTTATTCTGGCGGATTCCTTCTGCCAGACCCAGAGCAATATTCCGTCCGATCTCATCCCGGAACACCCGCGATGGGGAATGAATTCCCAGGAAATCAGCTGCTGCATCCAGAGCGCCTCCCGCGACCTCTTTCGCCGCCTCAGCGATCCGACTAATGCCATTCTTTAATCCATTCACCAGACCGGAAATAATATCCGCCCCCAGCTGCAGCCAGTCGGTCTCTTTAATCGTATCCCAGATCTCTGACACAATCTGACCGGCGCCTTCCACTACATCCGGGATTGCCTCGATGATGCCGGCTACAAGGCTGCCAATCAACTCCAGTCCCGTCTGAAGGATTTCTGGAAGATGGGATAAGATTGTGGCAATCAGTTGCACCAATACAGAGGTGATAGCCCCCAAAACTGCCGGCAAATTATTCAATATTCCAGTCGCGACGCTACCGGCAATCTCTACGCCGGATTCCAGCGCCTGTGGAAGCCCAGATAGCACCCCATCAACAGTACTATTAAGCATTTCTCCGCCAGTCGTGATGAGTTCTGGTAGTTGGGACAATGCCCCGTCCACCATTTCTCCTACTGCGCTGCCGCCGGAATCCGTCATACCAGACAAACTGGTTCCAATCCCCTGCACAATGGTAGAGATAATGGATATTCCCAGCTCAGCCAGAGATGGAATCAGCGTCAGTGCACCGTTGACCAGCGCGACGATCAGCCGACCACCCGCAGCTAAGAGCTGTGGAAGATTCGCGTCCACCTGCTGGATCATAAAATTGATGGCGCCGATCGCGACATCCACCATCCCCGGAAGCGCATTCATGGCTCCGGTTAAAATGGAGGAAATTAAATTAGATCCGAACTGAGTCAGCTGGCTGGAATTCTCCTCCATGGTCTCACTGATTCCATCCATTACGGCCGGTATCGTCTCGATCAGCCGCGGTACGATCTCAGCCAGATTCGATCCAATGTTCTCGGCAGCGATGGTAATAGTATCTGCCAGCTCCTCTGCGCTGCCGGATCCATTCAGGAAGTTGTCAAAGGCAGCTTTCGCCGAATTCATGGAACCTTCAATCGTGGTGGCAGCTTCCTTCGCTGTGGTTCCGGTGATATCTAAATCTTCCTGAATCACATGGATTGCCGAATAGACGTCACTCAAATTGTTAATATCATACTTTACACCAGACAGCTTCGTTGCATCTGCCAGCAGACGCTGCATCTCTGTTTTAGTACCGCCATAACCCAGTTTCAGGTTATCCAGCATGGTATAATTCTGTTTCGCGAATCCCTGATAAGCGTCAGTAATGCGTTCCATGTCGGTGCCCATCTTGTTGGCATTATCCGACATATCTACCATGGCCATATCCGCGATCTTAGCTGCTTCCGCCGTGTCACCAGAGACGCTCTGCAGAAGGGATGCAGAAAAGCTGGTCACGTTCTGCATGTACTCATTGGCGGACATGCCTGCGGTCTTATAGGCATTATTGGCGTTATCAATGACGGTCTGAGCGTTGTCCTTGAACAGGGTCTCCACTCCACCTATGTTCTGTTCCAGACTGGCCACAGAGTCCAACGCTGCTTTGGATAACCCGCCGAAAGCTGTCGCGACGCTGGTAACGGCTGTCCCCAGGACCGCCAATCCACCTTTTGCCAGGCTTCCAACCTTTTTGATCCCGGCTGAAAATCCGCTAGAATCCAGTTTTGTATCAAAATTCAAATGGCCGTCTGCAGCCATACCAATCACCTCTCTTTAGGTGGCGGCACGGCTCAACGGCTCACAAATGCTCTATATCTTCACCTCAAATTCTTTTCCACAACTCTTGCACTTCAGATACACCCCGCTGCAGTGAGCGGTATTATCATAGATCAGTACCTTTTTCCCGCAGCAGGGACAATGATACCACTCCCGCTTCACCGGTGGCTTTTTTATCACCAGAACATCGCCCCCATTTCTTCATCTGTAGGAGCCGGCATGGGGATCGCAATGGCGCGTTGGATCCGCTCAATCCTCTGACGTTCTTTGACATCTTTAATACCCGCAGTATTCGTATTCCGATACATTACACGCTGCTTAAACTCCGTTTTTTCGGACAGCCCGTCCAGCAAAATTCCGAACTGCCACCAGTGCATCTGCAAACGCAGATCCATCAGATTCAGCCCGTAATCCTGCCAGAATCCGGATATGATGTACGGAGCATCAAACATATAATCGAATAACGGCTTTTGGGGTGCCATCTCTCCACCATCCTCTTCAGGATCCGTCTCACATTCAGACACAAACGGGGAACGTATCATGTCTTTCCGGCGGAAAAACCGCAAAAGAGGCTTATGGGCCCTTGCGTATGCGGACACCGGAAGAGGATCCAGATAAAAAGACAGCATTACCTGAACTTTTTCTGCGTTTGTCCCCTCCGGATCCCGCAGCATATCATAAAACCGCAGCCAATCCCGAAAGTCCGTTACAATCTCCCGCTCTACTCCATCCAAAACGACGGTGGATGGGAAATCATCATACAGCGGGTTCATGACATTTCATTCCTGCGGATCTGTTTTCCTTTGTTCTGTCCCCGATGACGGCGCTGCTGCCGGTTCTGATGAGGCGTAAAGCGGGAAATAAAGGACATCCGCTGATTGCGGGCATCGTCTGCATCTTTTTTGGCAGCGGCAAGAAAATTTCTGTATGCTTCGTCGCACATTCTTGCGTTTTTCTTCCCGGCAAACAGCTTTTCCCCTGTTCCGTCCCCATAAATATCATCAAACAGCTGGTAGAACAAATTACAGTATCCCCGGATCATTTCGCTGTTCACGCCAACCTTCTGCAGCTCTTTTTCACTTTCCTCCATACGGGCGAATGCTTTTTCATAGCGTTCCGCAAAATCAGCGTCCTGAAGATCCACCTCCAGGATCACGCCATTGTATTCCCATTTCAGGCTCATAGGCTCCTCTTCCTTTCTTTAAAATCAAACTGCCGCTGTTACCTCGCCGGTTCCAGCTTTCCTCGCTTTGTTATCCTGAGTACACTCCACAATCATGATGGTCTCCCCAGTCGCCATCTTAATGTCTGCCTCTCCGTCCCAGTCTGTCAGGACAGACACATCTTCATCATAAGCCGGCTGTTCCAGGCCATCTGCATTGGCATATTTATACTTGTTTCCTTCGGTCAGTTCCGGAGAGACCGTCACCTTTGTGTTCCCGCTTCCTGTCCCTGCCGCCGTACTTACTGTCAGCGTGCCAATCTCCTGGGTACTGTCCGCAAAGGTGACTGTTTGCCATTTATCAGACGAACTGGCCACACCTTTTACCGCTTCCCCCACAGCCCGGAAATTTCCGGAATAAATAAGGGCATCTGTACCGTCTCCTGTTGTATCCGGGATGACTGCATAGGTGCGTTTTCTGGCTTCTTTCTGGGAGCCATCAGAAAACAGATCCACCGTTACAATGTCCACATGGGCATCTGATCCCGTCAGCTCGTCGTCCGAAATCTGCGCCAGCTTTTCGTGTACGGAAAACGGGGAGTGACGGTCAAAAGAATATGCGATCTGGGTCGCATACCCCACAACATCCGTCCGCTCTGTGTTCTCGTCCACATACTGCCTGGAGTACTCCGTGGGAGATTTGGATTCGCTCATGGACGTAAATCCCTGCATTCTCACGTAAGACGGTTCCTCCGACGTTCCCACATTCATAAATGCCACTCTCTTTGACCGTTTGATTAACGTAGCCTTCTGCATTTCATCTACATTTGATCCTGTCATTTCTGCCTCCTATTCGTATAAAAGCCGCAGCTGCACCTGATATTTGGCCAGATCGGAATCCGCGTCGAACAGGTACCCACTGCTGATTAATGTATTGCTAATTGCCGTATATCCTTCCAGTCCGGGAAGATTATCCATCTCCTCCTGCTGCTCCACCCACTCTGAAAGCTGCTGATAAAAGAAGGAGTTATCAATCATCGTCCTGGCGTCTCCGTCATAAGCCGCCTTTGACGTAAACGTGTATTCCAGCTGGTAGATTTTTCCGCCATCCACATACTGCCGGTAAACCGGATCGGATGGCAGCGGATCCAGGCTGTAGGAAGGATCATCGGGAAGAAAGTCCACGCTGAACTTCCCGTCTTTTAAATAAGGGCACTCCAGAAAATATGTCCGGAGTGCCCCCATAATGGAATCACTTAGAGCTGACAAAATTCGCTGCCCCCTTTCGGATGGTTTCTTTCTTAGACGCCTTCATCCGCTCAAACCAGAGCTTTCCTCGGTTCCCGCCGCTCTGCCCGGCATTTTCGTAGTACTGGCGGCGGGCATAGGGTGCCAAATACTCCATGCTGCCGCTTCCAATCACTGTTCCCAGCTGCCCGGATTTAATCATGTAGCCGGTCCGCCTGGGCGTGAGCGGGTCACAGTATCTTAAGCACTCAGAATCAATAAACTCCTGAGCTTTGGAAAATCCGTTGGAATACTTCGGCCCAAATCCCTGTTCCCAGCTTAATCTTACGGTTGTCTTCCCGTTTTTGCTTCTGGTCTGGTACAGCGTTCCCCGTGGGGTGCTGATCTGAAATCTCCGTTTCTGTGCCATTACGCTCCTCCAATCCGCCAGTGCGGCAGTCCTCCGAAGCGGTTATCACTCCACGAATTGATCCGGAACGCCGGCTCCTTCCATTTCTTCAGGTCGGCCGGACGCTCAATCTCTTCCTCATGGATTCCCCGCACTACATAATCATCCGCCTGCAGCGTCCAGGTTCCTTCTGCCCCGGTATACTCCCAGGGTGGAACAAACTCTGCTCCGCCGGTATCCGCGCCGGCAGGAATCCGAACCTTAAACACGTCGGCAGCGTTAAGTCCGTCTGAATCTACCGTAACCTTATGATCCGCGTAGAACCACACGCCACGGATTACCGTCCTGCGGTAGCTGTCCAGACGGGTCTCCGGGTCAAGACAGGCATTATAAACAGTCACATCCGCATTTATGGTCATGGCAGCACCCCACTTTCCGGCTTAAGAGCCCCGTAGGCAGAAGATAGAGATAAGCCGTGTCGTATGCTTTCTTGCGCAGATAGCTCTCCTCCGTCTCTCCGTCCATCTGTTCCACCGCATAGGACACGGAATACCCATCGTTATTCTCACTTTTCACGGCTGCACCAGAACCGCCCTGCGCGGCTCTGGCTGCTTTAGCGGAATAATGTTCATCCAATACGTCCGAAACAGCACAGACAGCCATCTGGACGGCCCGGATCGGATCCTGATCCATTTTTCCGGCATTGGAAAACAGGAAATACCGGACATATGCCTCGGCGGTGCGTTCCTGCCTTCCAAAACTGTCCGGATCCATCATCCCACCGTACTCTCCAGTATAGAAATCATAATCCACATACATGGCTTATCCCTCCCCTGTCAGTTGGACAGCGCTCCAGACGCCCGCAAAGCGGCAAGCAGCTCATTGATGGCTGCTTTGTTTGCATTTGCCAGCGTTACTGCCGTCTGAGCGGTGGCCTGATCATAGGCCTCCCCTGCTGCCGTCGCATCCGCAGCAGATACGTTCGCTACAGCGCTGGCAAGTTTTACACCGCCCAGTGCGCCAGATGAAGCCGCCGGCAGCTCATAAGAGCCCCCACCGCCGCCCTCCGGCCAGTTATCCGCTATGTACTGAATAATCTCAGCAATCCGTTCCTCCGTGATATCCTCTGTCTCGCCGCTGCCAGTTACGGCAACGGCAAGATTTTTTAATGCGTCCGAAATTTTCATAGGCCCTCCTTTTTAAGCCCCGGCCTGCAGAATTGCGAACGGGCAGCGCTTTGTCTTGTCGGACTGCACGCTGTTGATCGGGTTCGGGATCTCCCACCCGAGCCTCATAACTGCGCGCAGAGCCACCATATCGTTCTGCATCAGGTTGTAGGCGATGGTTCCATCCGTGTTCTGGACTACGCCCTCGGTGAAAAGCTTGAAAGTGATATCCTGACGAATGGAATACACCAGCTGACTGAAATCCCCGGAAATCATAAGCGCTTTGGACTTATCCCAGGCCCCGTTGTTGGGGAAGTTCATCGGAGAACCATCCAGAGAATAGTTGGTGCCATTCTGCATGTCGCTCTTGAAAATCGGCTGCCCCACATCATCCCTAAGGCCTCTAAGCTTGGCCCGCATGGAGATATCTGCCATATGGCCGCTTACAAAGAATCCACTCTCCTCAACCTTGGAGATCACTCCGCCTTCCCCCAGAATATCCTGATACAGGTCCGCGGTAGCCGTTACAACAGACTTTGCCTTGGTAGCTGTGGTTACCACTCCATCTCTCCAACTGGTAGGCTTATTGACGTCAAACAGGATCGCACCGTCGATCACCTTGCCGAACGCCTCCGTAACTCTGGGACGCACCTCAGCCCAGATATCATAATCCGAATCATCCAGGACGGATTCCGGAATAGGCACGATTACAGCGATCTCTTCCGCGGTAATAATCTTCTTATCCCATGCCTGTTTCGTGGTCTTCTTAGCCCCGTTGTCGCCGTCCACAAAGTAGGCGATGGGCAGCATGTCCAGGACAGGCATCTTATAGGTCTTGCTGGACATATTGGCCAGCTTCCTGCCTCTGGAAAGTACTGCCGAAGAGGTTACCACCCCCTGGATAATCTCCTTGGATTCCTCGACGGGAATCAGGGATTCCGCACCGGTGCGGTCAATAATCTGCGCATCATCCGTAAAATGCTGTAAATCAATATATTTCTTTCTCATCGTTTCCTCCTATCTTCTGGCCGCCGCCCGGATCCGGTCGTTGATGCTTGCATTACTGCTTCCGGAGCCCCCCTGAGTATTGCCTGCCGTGGACGAACTGGCCACATGGTAGCCGCTCCCGGTATATCTCGGATTTTCCTTCAGCCACTTTTCTGCTGCCTTCTCAAAGGTGGTCTTATCGTCCACCAGGGCATTGATCTTAAAGGCTGCAAACTCCAGATAATCCTGAGGCACTCCTTTGCTCCGCAGCAGTTCCATGTTGTCTCTCTCCTGCAGCTTTCTCAGAGCATCATCCCGCTCCTTCGTCAGTTTCGCCACGTCGGGCTGACTGGCCTGCTTTTTTGTCTTGTAATCATTGATTGCTGTGGTGATCTCCTCCTCGCTCATGCCCTGCTTCCGGAAAAAATCCGCAAGCGCCGCACGGCTGGCACGTTCTGCCCGCGAGGCTGCCACCTCCTCCAACTGTTCATAGGTGTACCCGGCACTTCCCTGGCCGCCGGCTGCCGCCCCAGCAGTTCCACCGGATCCGGAACCACTTCCCGCAGTTCCTCCCTGGCCGCCGGTTCCTCCGGCTCCATCCGTAAAATGCTGTAAAATTCTTTTCTTCATAGCGATCTCCTTTCCCCCAGAGCTTTTTACGCCATCATGTTTTGGGCACAAAAAAGACACCCTGCCCGGGTGCCTGTTAAACGAAAGTTATGCAGTTATAAGAATTTGCCACCATGCAGATACCTAAAAACCAGGCGTCCACATAGGCTCTGCCGGTATCACTCAGTTTCTGCCACTTGACGCTCACATGACCGGCCGGCTCTGTACAGCTTTCAATCCCATCCTGGGACAGCTCTCGGAGTGCCGCTTCCAGAGTAAACGTAAGAGCCGATACGGCCGCACACACGATGTCATGGCCGTATGGTCCGGCACCGGCGTGTCCGTCTACTGACAGCCCATCAGGGCGTATCTTGACATGGATCATTCCCGTTTCACTCCTTTCTGAGTATAAAAATACCACCGATGGCATTCATCGATGGTATCAGTAGTTGTGCCATTGGCACTCCCTGCATATGTTCTCCCACTCCGGCTTTCCCTTAAACCGGTCTGGGACACTGCTCTTTTTGATGAGCCCGTCGACCGCATCGGAATTTTCTATGCAGTCGATATTCTCAATCATCTCTTCCACCAGCGGGCACATTACCCTATCATGCTCTCCCACGATTTACCGCCTCCAATGCCTTTCTTGTGACAGGATCGAACTGATCTTTTTTGAATGCAGTCCTAATCCGACCAGTCTCACTGTCCACGTAAGCAGCGCCTGCGTCACTAAAATAATTGACGTATTTTCCGTTCCATTTTGTCAGGGAAAATTTTGCTTGCCTGATAAACGCCTTCGCCTCTTCTTCTGAAACGCCATGATGGCGTTCCTTGTTAATATGCTCTTCGTCAAACGAAAGCTTCGTAACGTCCGGAATCTCCGGGTGCAAATTAATCTGGCCACGCAAGCCTGCCTTTTTGATCTCTGATTTGATTATATCATCTTTCTTTTTTCTTTCAATATCTGCCAGCCACTTTTGGTAGGTATCCTTGCTCGGAGCTACGCGGCCTTCCAGATCATAATAAACCCGCTCCATCTGGGTCTGAAGCCCCATCTTTTTGGAGAACGCCTTATACTCATCCAGCTTATACTGGTATTTGCACCGCTCGATGGTGACATCGTCCTTGTCTGCCCCGGCCCGCTGCAGCAACCGCACTTTCTGACGCTGAGCCCTCATGGCTGTTTCCATCTGACGCTGCTTCTGAGTAGCCTCATACTGGGTATACTGCTTTCCCTGCCAGGCCTTTGGAGTATTCTCTTTGCGGTTCTGCTCTGCAATCCAGGCATCCGTGTAATTACGCTCCGATACGCCGGGGATAAAGGGATAGTATGTGTGGTAGCAGTTCCAACCCAGGATACCATCTCCGGTTCCCAGGCCGCACTTGGTAACCAGTTCTTCCTTGCTGTAGACTTTTCCCTGCCATACCTGATGCGACGGCCGTGCCCCAGAATGCCAGTCCACCTCAAAATAATCCGTTCCCAGCCTCTGAGCGTTCATTTCCGACACCTGCCTGGTCAGCTGAGATAACCCGGTCATAATCGCCCGTCTGGCGGCCACATCACAGCGATTTGTATGGCCGGACGCATACTCTACTGTCCTGAGGCCGCTGTTTGTCATTTGACTCACCACTCGACGGATTACAGTGTTATAGTCAAAGGCGCCTGAGACAATCTCCACAATGGCATTGTCTAAGTACCGGTTGTAATATTCCGACAGGGGACTAAATACCAGCCGCCCGCCGCCCATATCCACCTTAAACCCCAAGGACTTTGTAATGTTAAACAGTTCTTCGTTGGACTGATTGATAAGAGCCTGGGTGATCTGCTGCAGCTCTGGATTTTCCTCGTAGGGAGTGAATGCCTGGTTGACCTGCTCATACAGCTCCCTGGATCTGGTATATTCCTTCTCAATCACCTCATCGTACAGCTCAAAGGTATCCGGGTAATCCCCGCCGAGCGCGTCCCGGATGATCTTCTCGATGTCAGCCGTGCTGTTTCCCAGTATCCGGTATCGATTCAGCTGCCAATCCGCCGTGGAAGTAATCGTCCTGGTCTTCTTAACTCGACGGATCACATCCTCCATGATCCGGTTCTCCAACTCCCGGTATTTTTTCTCCACACCAACTGATAGCTGACTGGTGTAAGATCTGTCCACTACTCAAGTACCCCGCTTTCCTGTTCCGGAAGTTTCTTCTGTGCCTGCTCTAAGGTCTCCCCGTACCATTTTGCCCGGTACTCTGCCCGACTCATAACGCCCATGGAAACCTCCTGACGATCGCTCTTACGTTCTGCGTCCTTATCCTCAATAATGGAATCATCAAAATCTATTGTGATCTCTACGTCCTCAGGAAGGCCAGCTCCCAGCACGTTTCCCAGCCGAATGATAATGCGTACCAACTGCTTAATAGCTGTGTCCAGAATCAGCTCATGCTTCTTGATGGTCCGGAACATGTCAGAGTTTTCAGAAATCACCTGGGTGGCGGTGGTAATATTGCCGTTGTCAAACTTGTACCGCTCAGTTCCAAAACCGCACCGCATAGACAAGTAATTCAGATCATCGTTGATGGCTTTGCTATGCTCCTCCACGCGCAGCTGCATATTACTCTCTTTGATCGGGTCTTTCTGAAGCTGCTGGCTGTAATCCTCCGGCAGCTGGTAAAAGACGGTATCATCCGGATCGAATACCATGCTGCCATTTTTGTCCGTCAGCATTTCCGGAGCCACGTAGATTCGCTTTCTGCCCAAGGTAAATTCATTGGAGTAGGAGTCAAACTCCAGATCCAGCTTCTGCAGATAGTCGATGGTGTTTGCGAAGATCGCAACGCCCATGGGGTTACTCTCATCATCATCCGCATTATTGACGATATTGAGCTTGTCAATGACGAACTGTGGTTCCGTGGATCCGGTTTCCACCCGGGCTGCAAGACCGGCATACGGTCCGATCTTGCGCCATTCCGCTTCCGTTAATTCCTGACCATCATCGGACTTTCCTATCCGGAATACCCGGTTTTCGATGTAATAGGTCTTGTCCTCGTTTTGGCGGTGAAGTTCCAGGCGGCCATACTTCTTATTCCGGAAAGTCGAGGTAAAAAGGAATGCTACTTCTGTGATTACGCCGTTCTCCCAGCTTAACGGGTAAATATCCTTAGCCGTCACATAGTTGATGGCGATTCCGGCGCCGTCTACTACATTGCCCTCTCCATCAACCACCATATCCCGGATGTACGGCACGTAGGCCACCGTACCGCAGTAAGCCTTGCGTTCCTGGTATTCGTTTCCCAATACGCCGAAGTTGTTTTTCTGGAGAACGTCCTCCACATAGGCGTTGGCTTTTTCATCCGTAAGAGTAATCTGCACGCGCTCGTTGAGCAGCAGATCCGCGATGTCCTCGCACAGCTTTTTCGCCATGCCCATGCTTTTGCGCCGACAATTTACATAACAGCCAGCTCCCCGATATACACGGTACCGGTGAAACCTTCGTACATTCGCCCGGTACCAGCTGTACCAGACGGCAATCTGGGAATAGAACGTCCGGTCTACCGTGTCAAATTCGTTGTTATTCAAATATTTAATAATATCCATCGTCCGGATCATCCTCCTCGTACATTTTTCCGCGATAAGGCGGATCCTCCTGCTCTGCTGCCGGCAGGAAACGCTTGAGCCTGATCCACATTCCCATCACCGCATAGCGAATAGCGTCCATACAGTGATCTCCAATCTTCACCGGCTCCTCTTTCCCTCGTTCAATACTTTTCTTGTCATACTCGTAAGTCTTGAATTCCTCAATAGCTTCTGGCTGTTCCTGGCAAACTTGCAGAATCCCGAACGTCAACAAACGCTGCACTCGGTTGATTCCCAGGGCAACATCATTTTCCGCCTGTTTCAATACTACCTGATACGGGCAGCTCCGGATCTGCCTGCGGATCTCTTCCGCCAGACCGGCGGCAGACGGATCCAGATATACATAAAAGCGTCCGCACCCATAGCGTTCTGCCAGAGTGCCGATAAAATCCATCAGGTCACGGGCATATTCCGATGGGCTTTTCTGAGCTCCTGATTCCCGGCCGCTGTGGTAATACTCTCTCAGCCCCTGGAACTTTTGATTGTACTCGTCAACCCCAAACGCCTGGAATGTGGTGGCATTCTGCTGGCCGTAATCTCCGCCGATTCCTATCAGGCTGTAGTGCTTCTGTGCCGGTTCCTGAATATGCCTGTCAGAAAACATGTAGTAGATGGCCTCGTCTATGCCCGTAGCCTCTCCCAGCCATATCCAGCGATACCGCTTCGGGTCCAGCTTCGCCATAATCTCCGCGGATTCAATCAGGTCCTTACCAAGCCATTCCTCCGGCACATCCTGATAGGTCGTGTGGATATGCACGCAATCCGGGCGCTGCTCCATTTTCTTGCACCACCTGTTGATCGGTGCATTAGGATTCTTAGGAGGGTTGTATAGGTACAGCATTTGGAAATCCCCGGAATTTCCTCGGATGAAGGTTGCCTCAATATTCTGCAGCTCGTCCTCACCTTCGCCATCATCGAAAAACTCCGTCAGCTCATCCAGCACCACCAGCTTGATGGGCTTATCCTCATCGATGATACCTTTCGTATCGTCAATGCCGTCCGATCCCGCAAAGTAAATGGTGGACCCAGTCTTTTTATATCGGATCTCCATCGGGGATCGAGTAATCCGGAAAGCACCCTTATTGATCCGCAGCCGACTGATCCCACGGAGCATCTCCTTGTAGACCGTCTTTCGGAGCTTATTGTGATGTTTGCGCAGCACTACCACGGATCCGGCCGGATCATCGACAATTTGATAATCTGACCGAATAGCCGCGAAACTGGACTTTGTGCCGGCACGTCCAGAAGTCAGGATGATGTGCCGGATCTTACGGTCGTTAAAGATCGGATAATACTTCGGGATGATAATTTCTGAGATTTTAACCTGGGAGGTCATTGATAATCACCACCCCATCATTGTCGTCACCCTGATCTTGTCTGACCTTCGCCAGCTCGATCTCCAGGCGGGCATCGTCAAAGCCGAACTTGTGCAGCGCCTCGATGGCCCGCTGCTTTCTGGCCTGGACGCGAGTCAGGGCATCCTCGATCGCCTGGATCTGCCCCAGCTTACCCTGGAATTCTTTCAGATCGGTCTTATGCCCCTTCTCAATGCCAGACTTCCGGCTAACCATCGTCATGCCCTCAGCAGGCTCTCCGGTGTCGTAATGATCCTCGGTCCGCTTCAGGTCCTCGATCCGGCGGAGCATCCGGTATTCCCGGACTGTCAGGAGGCGGATCTCCTGGAGGAGCAGCTGCTCTTTGTCCGCCGGCACAGCGTCCGCCAGGCTCCGCTCCGCCGGATCCAGGCAATCAAAAAGGAGAGTCTCAAACTCTCCCGTCGTAACTGCATTCTTATTTCCCGGCGGCCCGGTGCCGCCGTGGCCGACCGCGTTTTTGTTGCCGGGCTGGCCGCCGCGCTTTTTTGTTGTACAACTTTTCTTTGATTGTTGTACAACATTCTGCCACTTATCGCGGCCTTTCCAAACGGCAACGACCTTTTCATCCTCTCCCAGGATTGCCGCGATCTCCCGGTTTGTAATTTTCCCATCATGCTCTCGGTAAATTTCCAGAGCCCTGTCACGGTTTGGGTTCCGCGCTCTGGCCATGCACCACCACCTCTCATTCGTTTCGTTTTCAGAAAATAAAAGTAACGCCCAGAAGAATTCTGTCTATCTCAAAATTTTATTACACTTTGTACACCGTTTCACATAACCGCCATATGGCCCCGCCTCCCGGCTCCAATGCTTACAGTAATGGTGGCTGCATCTACATTGCCTAAACCATCTGATCAGATT